CAATCTCTTCTGGTCGCCAGAAGTTCATCATTTGCTTGCTGTCAAGATCCTTAAAGATGGGATACTTTACAACGTCATATCGCTGAACTCCAAGGTCTTTACCAAGGAAAAGTGGTTGTGACATCGGATCGACATTCTTGGTATTAAAAATCGTTTTCATATTGCACATGCTCCAGATTCGCAATTCATTTCTTTTTCGGTGTCACCATCACCATCGGGCGTGTTGGCATAATAAAAGTTTTTCAGTCCGTACTTATAGCCATAGATTTGATCTTTAATAAGAACGCTCAATGGAATGTTCCCATCTTCATAATGAGAATAATTGTAATACAAATTTGTACTCATGCTCATGTCCACAAACTTTTGAACAACCGCAGCTACGTCCATTAGGTCGCGGTTCTGTTCCATTTCCCAAGCCATAGTGTAATACTTTCTTCTCATATGATAGTTAGGAACTAACTGTTTAAGCACACCATTCTTAGCCTTTTTTGAAATTAGCAACGATCTGACAGGTTCAATTCCGTTGGTAGAGTTCTGAATGACGGAGCTAGACTCACAAGGCATAATAGCAGAAAGAGTAGAGTGCCGTAGACCATGTTTTTTAATCCTTTCACGCAACCCCTCCCAGTCCATGTTATAATTTGGTTTAATTAATTCGTCTACTTCTTTTTTGTACCAGTCGATAGGAAGTAAGCCTTTTGCATACTTAGTGTCTTGGAATTTTTCACAAGCTCCTTTTTCCTCTGCAAGTTCACAGCTTGCGTTAAGCAGGTTCCATTGAATCTGCTCCATAGTTTCATGAACCAGTTCTAGTGCCTCTTTGCCGTATTTTAGCTTGTTCTTGGCTAGAAAGCCAGCAAGATTGGTGACACCAATGCCTAACGACCTTCTGTTTTTTGTAAAGTTTTCGCCTGCGGCAACTGGATAGTCTTGGTAGTCAATAACCGCTTCTAAGGTTCTTACCGCCATTCGACAAGCGTCTTCAACGTCTTTTTCGCTGGACAGTTCCAGAAGATTTAATGCAGACAAAATGCAAATACCAATTTCACCTTCTGTGTCATCAATAGATTTGATTGGTTGTGTCGGATGAATTATTTCTTGGCAGAGGTTACTCATACGGCAGGGAATGTCCCACGATCCGTGTGCATTAGCTGAGTCAATATTCATGCTGTAGATACGTCCAGTCTCCAGCCGTTCGCGAGCATATATCTGTGCAAGCTGGCGGGCTGGAATTTTCTTTTTAAATTTTAAAGACCTTTTAGATTCGTACTTGAGATAAAGTTCTTCAAACTTTTCATTGTCACCAAACGCTTCGTACAAACCTTTAGCCTCATGAGGGCTAAACAGGGTAATATCTTCGTTGGCAATTAAGCGATCATAAAACAGCTTACAAAACTGAACACTATAATCTAGCTTGCGAACTCTGTTGTCATCTGTTCCGGCGTTGTTTTTGAGAACCATGATGTCTTCGATCTCATAATGCCAGAACGGTACATGCACCGTGGCAGAGCCTCCACGTAGTCCGTTCTGAGACGTTGACTTAACGGCAGACTCAAAGTTCTTTAGGTACGGAATCAGTCCTGTGTGGATGACCTCTCCTCCTCGAATGGGAGAGTTAATTGGACGCATTCTTCCGATGTTAAGTCCGATTCCCGCTCGTCTAGCTGTGTATTTTCCGACAGCGTGTATGCTGGAAAAAATAGCGTCAAGGTTATCATCAACATCAACCAAAACACATGAGGAAAATTGACGAATATTAGTACGAACGCCAGCCATAATAGGGGTAGGAAGATTAATTTTGAACGTAGAGTAGCAGTCATAAGCCCTTTTTACCTCGGAAATATCATCAAATAAACACATAGCAATACACATATAAGCAAACTGTGGCGTTTCATAGATAACGCCGGTACTTCTATTTTTTACCAGATACTTATCAATCATCTGCTGCAAACCAGCGTATGTAAAATTATCATCGCGAGAGTGATTGATATATTTACCCAGAGCGTCGATTTGTTCTTCTGTCCATTTTGCTTCTATTTCTGGATCATAAATACCTTGGTCTACATTTAGCCTAATGTAGTTAAGAAAATCTGGGGCGTCTTTAACTTTCCAAACTTGTTTTCTTAGTTGCATATTTAATAGTCTGGACGCAACATATTGATAGTTTGGACTGTCTGTAGATATCAAATCGTTAGCTGATTTAATCAATACTTTGTGGATCTCTTCCGTTTCTATTTTGTCATACAGTGACAAATTTGCGTTCATCTCAATATCAGAAAAGGATACTCCGTTTATTCCTTTTGTTGCCCACTGTACTACTTTATGAATTTTCTCTACCGAGAAATCTTCTAACGTTTTATCTCTTTTGGTAACTTTCATTTTTGTTCCTAGTGTTCAATGATATGCCTGCCTATCATTATACACTATTCTGAACTAAAAGTCAATACAAAAATACTCGATTTTGAAAAAAAAAACGGGAAGCAAAAACTCCCCGTTTCACGTAAAACCGAAGTAATTTATTTCTTCTTTGAGTCGTCTAACTTTTGTACAAGTAGGTCTAACTTGGAATTGATTCCCACACTTCCAATCTTGCACTCTATCACGTTTTCGGCTATTTCTTCTAACTTTTGCTCAACGCAGGAAACACGTTTTTCAACACGTTGCAAACGTTGATTCAAGGACTCGTTTACTTTTTGCTCTAACACGATAATTTGCTTTCCCTGTTGTACCAGAGTATAAACAACCCACGAAAAGACAGGAATAGCAAACATGCCCACAACCTCGGTAACGTTTCTTATCAAGTCCCAAGTTTCGTTCATTGTATTACTCTTTTAATTACGTTGCTAATAAAAGGGACTCGCTCTCACGAACGAGTCCCAAGCCTAATCAACTAACACAGATTACATACCAGTAATAGGTTTGTAATCGAAGAAGTCTCCGCTTGTAGCAAAGTTGGTATCAACAAAGTCAACCTTCATGACCAGTTCGCCGGGAACTGCTCTAGTTGGGTTGGCAGCACTATCACTATTGGCCGAAGTTGATCCAGTTGTAGGATCAAGCATGTCCAAGTCTGTTGCTGTTGCAGGAGCCTCTGGCTCAGTTCCAGCAGCATTGAGCCAATTCAGACGTGAAAGAATCTTTGAACCGTCATCCAAAACTCCCAACCAAGAGAACTCGTTGGCTCTCCACTTAGCAAGCAAGCGAACGCCAAAGTCGTGCTTGAATCTAGCAACAGTTGATCTGTCAGAAGGATTGCTTGGAATAAGAACGGCATCTGTAGCAACGCCAGAAATCGTAGTGCTGATTGTACGAATAACGTACTTGCCAGCTTCTTGATAAGCGAACGTTCCTCCAGAAAGAATCTTTTGAGTACCATAAATGCCAGAATTGGCAGGATAAGCACCCGAAGGATAATCTCTCTCTGGAACACCATAAGGCTTTAAAACGTCATCTACTGCGTCTTTAAGAAGAAAAGCCTTAGTAATAACGGAACCAGTAGTTCCGTTTCCGAGAAGAGTACCACCTTGCTCTTGTGCCTCGAAAGCACCGCCAGTGGTATTTTTAAGATAGTTTGCCGAAGCACCGGGAACAGCCATAGGAATCTCCTAAGAGTAAAAATTTTTATTTTCCAAATTATCCCAAAATAGCTGTCCGGTTCCTAGTCTACTATACACATTTTAAATGACTTCGCACGAAGTTTTACAAATTTTAATTGCGTTTTTAAGTCTTCGTCTAGCAGTTTCTCTACTATACCCATTAATTCTTCCTATTTCTTTCATTGTCAGGTTTTCATAAAACCTTTGATTTAGAATTTGCCTTGCTTCATCTGGCAGGCCGGAAACTATGTCTGTATATTCTAGAGAGACCTCAGCTTTGTAATCATTCTTTTCGATTGATGAACAGTTATACTCTACCTTTTTCTTCTTAACCTTGTTTTTCAGTGCGTAAGAAAGCTGACTGTAAAGAAAAGATGTAAATTTAGATTTATTTTCATCGTGCTTTTCGATACATTTCCACAACGTGTTCATCTTAATAGACTCAATTTCGTCTAAGTCAACATTTCTTCTATACCTATTTGCAACCTTGTTCATAATGTTTGAAACATTAGAATCGTTCCACTTTTTGGTAAACTCATTGTTGATATCAATATTATCCATTTTTTCCTCTCAAAATTATGCCGCCATGCGACTGCTTTAGTTCTACGAGTTTGTTCAGTCGTTCCATATACTTCTGATCTAGCTCGTCCGATACAACGTAATCTAAATTACCGTTAACCCTGACCAATATTGACCAATATTTCTGGTTCTCTAGTTGTTTTTTTACTAAATCAACGGTTGCCTTTACCTCGTCAGTCATTACTTCCTGCTCTGTGTAAACGCAAAGTTGATTCTCTATTTCTTGACGCACATCGTTAAAGCTGAATTGAAGGTCAGGAACCCCAACAAAAAAGGTATAACGATCCATTATTTTTAAACAGGCAACACCATCTATCTCTAGTATCTTATCTTTTATTTCTTGTGTTATATCAAAGTTGGCAGTGCCAATCCAACAATCCCATCTGTCTGACGGTTTAAACATAGAATCTGTACTAAATACACCGACGGGGGTTTGTATAACTCCTGTATTTTTAAAAGCGAATGGAATAATTTCACCACCGACATCTTCATCCATTGCACCTACTGCCTCTTCTATCATATTTAAATCAGCGGCCAATGACATCAAAAATTGATCGGACATTGCGTTCCAGCTTTTCCATACTATACTTTTAGCTTTTGCCACAGGATCACCTCATATAGTGTAAGCAGATTTATCGGGAGGTACAACAGGCTTGCTTTTAACTTCTTTGGTATCAGTCTTGTTATTTTCTGCGTCATTATTGTAATGATGATTAACTAGATTCATAAAGGACTCAAATTCAAGCTGTGTACCATTTAATACGCACTGTTCCTTCATTTTTGCCAAAATAATGTCTCCATAGCCATTAATACATAGTTCATAAAATATCTTGGAAAGGGCGAATATGCCAACTTCGCCCTCTTGCCAGTCCATATTATACAGTATCTCGGCGTCTTTGTCAACCCATAAAGTCAAATTTGCTAGAACAATTTCATCTTCGCCTTCTTTGTTATCCGCCTGTGAGTCTAGGAATTTGTCTGATGCAGAATCCATACTTATCCTCCAAGAATATGTCCTCTAATTGGCACAATTTGTAATTATCCTTAACGGAAACAACGTCTTTTGGAACCGATGAGCAATAAATAGCCTCCACTACGGAGGGTCCATCTTTTACCAGTTCTTTTAGCTGGGGGTTCAAAAAATTAGTATGCACATTGCACACCTCCGAGCAAAGCGAAGCAATTGTATCCTCCACACTTCCTGCGGATATAAATTTACTAGGAAATTTTCCAGTTTCTTTGTTTATTACCGTTTTTGTAACTGGTACAAAACCATCAAATTGACTAGGTAGCTCAAGAATTATTAGAGTTATCTTGGTTTTCATTTAAGGCATTTTCCATTTGAGATTTAAGACGTTCCGCACTCGTTACTCTTTCAGAGAAAAGATGATAATCGGTGAGCAAATCATGAAGTTTTTCTTTTGCGTGATCCTTGGTTGGATCAGCCAATATGCAATTAATGTCAAAAAGACAGCTATCTGCCTTTGCTTTAGCTTCTGAAATTACAACGTCAACAATGTTCATATCTTATCCTAATTTGCTAGTGCGTATGCCAATCCACTAAAATCGTTTGAAAGACTTTCTTTTTGGTCCTCCGAAACGGAAACGTTTTTTACACCTATAGATTTTTTAAATAGGTCTTCGATTCCCTCTGCGTATCCATCGTACTTTCCTGCGAGGCTAGTTCCAAATTCGTTTTTTGCTGCTAATACATAGATATCATTAACCTGCTGCCCGTTACACTCCCAATCTTCAACCCTTTCAGAGAAAACCATGTTAAATACTGCCAACAGCAACCTATCATCCTTGTCGGTTACTAGGTTGGCAATACTTGACACGTTTTCCAAAGTAGCCGTATCTGGCTCAGGAATATCTAAGTTTGGAGTGTTAGGGGTGGGAATGTCTGGAATGTTGTTTTTAATCGAATCCCAAAAAAACCCAACTAAAATTAAACAAACACCAAGAATAAGTCTGGTTTTATCATTCATTTGTTTCCACCTCGTCTTCTCTTGCTTCGATTAGTAAAGGAAAAACCTCATCCAATTTTTTGCAAGCGTCATACAACTTTCTTTCTTCACAGCTTTCCATAAGAGTTTCCCACTGTCTAACAATTCTTGTTAGGTTTGGTGGCGTCTTAGGAGAAGGTTTTGGTTTTACGTCGCTCCAAGAGGGAACCTTGTCCTTAATAGCTTCCCACACAACTGGGAGTACAAGAACGGCACCAAGACCTAGAAAAACCCATTGCACAACGCTTACATCACTCAGAAATTCCATCCTAAAGCCCTCTTAATTACTTTGTTTCTCTTACTGTGTCACCGATAACCCATGCGACAACGATTGTCACAACTCCGAGTATCTGCTCTTGGTTCAACTCTACTCCCAAAACATCTGCGGCGACAACGCTAACAAGTCCAATTGCACTAACCCAAAAACGTCTTGAGGTTAGCAATGATTTCATCTTACTCATATTATATCTCCTAACAATAACTATTGTTAACAATCAGGGGTCAGTCATTTTCTTCCAAAGAGGCGACCGCCAAAAAATCCTCTCTGGCTTTTATGGTAGGTTTTTTTAGGGACCGGTGAAGATGATGGCGAAACCGGTTCGGGGCACACCACTTCTTTAACACCATGATAAGGACATGATGAAACATGTCCATCTCCCTGTATAATTTTTCCTGTTCCTTTACAAATACATTTTTTTGGATCTGGATCTGGACCGGTTGGAACCACTGGTTCTGGCGGGTTTGGATCTTCTCCTAGAATTTGTTTTTCTGCTTTCAGAAAACTCTCGGTCGTGCTTTCTATTATACTCAGTATTTCGTCATTTGTCAACCCTGAACTTGAGAATTTTTCAGAATTTGTAAAATAAATAAATGAGAGTATGGCAACTACTCCAATAGCGG